GTAATCCGCCTCATCGAGTATAACATACTTACGTCCGCCTGTAAATGACATACTTGACGCGAATTGTTGTATGTCGTTTCTGAGTGTGTCAATGTTGCCATTCATACTCCCGTTAATTACAATATAGTCTGCACCAATCTGTTCCAACATAGCACGTGCAACTGTTGTCTTACCAACACCTGCAGAACCTGTTAAAAGAAGAGTAGGTATGTTTCCTTGCTCTATAAAAGAGCTGAAGGTCTGCTTGAGACCTTCAGGAAGTATTGTATCATTTATATTCTTTGGTCGATACTTTTCGACCCATAGAAACTCATCCATTTATCACCCATTAAAGTTGCTAGTAGCTTCAGTAGCCACATAGTAAATAACATTGTTAGTCGACCATTTCGATAGACCACGTGATGATATTTTAACATCATAGCTACCAGAAATCAACTTAATAATGTTCTCAACTTTAAAGATCATATTGAATGTTTTATCTGTTTCACCTACTTCAACACTAAACACGTCAGTAGTAGGATTTTTAGAATTGGTGGCAGTGACGGTAATGTGGTGGCCATCACCAGTCACTGCTATTTCCGGCAACTGAAGTACTCCAGTAGCACGCACGACTTTCTGAAGTTCTTCTTGAGAAATGGAGAACTCAATATCAGCTGCCGGAAAATTGATATCCTTATTAGGATCAGGAGCAACAATCATAGAAGGGTCAGCATAGGTATAGCTGACTGATTGTCTACCTGATACAATCTTAACCTGGTTATTACCAAAGTCAAGTTCAGGTTCCTTGAACAATGAAGTAATGCCAAGGAACTTAGCGAGTTCATAAATTGCAAAACGTGTTGGAAAGTTTTCTTCTACTACAGCCTTTGCATAAATGCTCTTTGTTGGTGACATTGTTGTAATGCTATCACCAGGATGAACAAGCAACGATGGGTTAATCGTTGCAAAGTTCTTAAGTACGTTAATTGTATTTTCACTTAATTTCATAATATAAAAGTCCTCTTAGCTAATTTTCTTAAACTTCTTGAGAATGTCTGGATCATTAGCAAATGTGGGAGGTGGTACATTTACTGGTTTAGGTTGAGGTGAGCGTTGCTTCTTAAGAAGTTCAGCGTCAGCTGTTGCAGATGCACCAATTGATGCAAGTGCAGGGAGCTTACCACCGAACACATAAGAGCCTGCATGTTGTAGATGCATCCAAGGACACAACCAGACCTTCATACCAGCTTTACGTGTATTTTGACAGAAGAGATAATCCTCAGAAAGATAACGATTTGTTGAAGCGTCTACCTTTGTCTTAACATCTTCAAGAGCATCAGATACTTCTTTATTTGATACAATTTCACCTTCAGCAATACGCTTAAGAAGATCTTCATACTTTTTAGTAGGATTATAACGATCTACTTCTGCTTGGAAGTACATACCGATCTTACGTGAACCATCAAATGCTTCAGTACGGATATGATCTGGCTTGTACATAATTTCTGGATATGCTTCAAGATACTTAACAAACGTATTACGACGAATCATCATGAATCCAGTACCTGTTTCTAGCACTTCTGCTGGTTCATCAAGACGAATTACCTTTGACTCTTCTGTACCATCCATTGCAGGATTAAATACGAAGTCACCGACAAAGTCTTCAAGAACGTTTGGATTTTCATCAGCAACACCTTTGTTGACGGCTTGTAGGATCTTTTCCCATGTAATACACTTTTTAGGATACGGTCCTGCAATAACATCGTAGTTAGACTCAGGTGTTTGCAATGCCATCATTGCAATAACATCTTGTGGGTTAAACCCAATGTCAGAGTCAATAAACAAGAGGTGTTCTGCATCTGAACGAATAAATTCATCTACACAGTAATTGCGTGCACGTGTAATTAATGATTCGTTAAAAAGAAAGTATGAGCGCATTTCAATACCATACTTCACACACATAGCGGTCAAGTCACAAAGAGACCTAGTAAACATACCACTACACTGCCCACCGTACATCGGAGTAGCAACAAATAGTTTGCGCTTTCTAAGTGATTCTAAATCAATTTTAATTTCCATTTTTTATTTCCTTATTACCAAGAGCCATCATCAATGACTATTTCAATTTTAAACATTAGCAATCTAATAATAACTAGACGCATCTTAGGATCCAACCCATCTGGATTGTGTAGATACTCAAACTTTAATCTCCACCAATACGGGTTTAATGCAAGTTGAAATACTACATTAGAATACTTTAGATAATTAAGTATACTTTTGATCATGAGCCTTACCAATACCATAATCACCATCATAAGCTTTTAATGCTTGTGATTTGAAGAGGAGGAATTGACCGACCCTTGTACCTTTTTTAATTCTAGAAAAAGCTTTAACGTGTAACGCCCCAGCCATAACACCGTTATAACCACTGTCATAAAGCCCGCTAGTGATAAACAAACCGTTGCGGTTAAGAGTAGATCTAGTGATAACCCATCCAGCTTCATCAGCTCCCACATTAATTATATTCTCCATAATGATTTCGTATGTACCAGGTGGTAGGTTCCAGTAGCCTTGCCCGTCAGTTGGTAGTTCAAGTGAACCGCGATGAATCTTTACTTCTTTACCATTCTCTTCACCAATAACAAATGCACCTTCATTCATCTGAAAGATCTTATCTGCACGAAGATCAACAGCATTAGGTTGAATATCGGTAAGTTCAACGTTAGTAAGAGTTGATTGTGTATCAGTAGCTGCAATATGAATCATCATTTCACTTCATCCATAAAAAAGTAAGGGTTTTCAAATGTATTAAATGTTCCTATAGGTAATATACTATCTCCTGGATTAAATTGCCAGATAATATTAGGGTCTAAAGGAACTGAGTTTGTAAATCTTGTTGAGGATATATTATAGTCACTATCAAAGAAGAGAGGAGAGATCTCATTACGAAATAATTGCAATTGATTAAAACCATAATATACACAAGAGAAGGTACCGTCAATATCATTAAGACTACCGGTATTAATATATTTATGTAGAATTAAAAAAGTATCCCATGAATTATCTATATTGTGTTCTTTCATGGTTGACTTTACCCAATGATCTTTAATGATACCATTATGCCATAAAAATGCACCTTTATAATATGCAGGGTGTACAAACTCTACAGTTTTATTTTCTGTAGTAGGTGCCTGCATATGTGCAATACAATATGCATTAGGTGGTATGTTTATTTGATCTAATGGTAATTCACCAAGACCTTTATTTAAAGTTAACTCTTTTGTATCTGTAAAGTAGTAACTATAAGAGTAGGAATGCTGACCTCTGTATTTGTTGAGTTCAGCAAGCTCTACAATTTTATCTTTTGAGAATGACCCAAAAATACTACACATTAAATAAATCTATCCCAGTCTATGCTTGGTTTATATGGAATAGGATCTTTCACCCCTGCTTTAATGAAGTTAGCAATTCGTTCAGAGCATGAAGGACATTTTCCACAAGAGTGCCCATTTTCATCAGGATTATAGCAAGTAAGTGTGTAATCGAATCTAACATTACCTAACTCCTGTGCAATCATAATCTCATCATACTTAGAAAGTAAACTAAAAGGTGCTTCTAGTTTTACTTTATGAGTACGATTTTGATCTGCAACTGCATTCATTGCATCAACAAAACGTTGAGATGTATCCCAGTAACCATACTCATCATGTACTTGTAGTCCAGTAAAGACATGAGAAGCCTTGTTAGATTCTGCAAATGAAAATGCTAATGCATTCAAAATCATATTGCGGAACGGTACATAGGTTTTAGGTTGTGGATCTCCAAGAACATCCTTGATGGTTGGCATAGCCACGTCAGTACCACCAATGTTAGCACTGACATCCTTTACAATATCACCAAGTATTCCAAGATCCAATACTTTATGAGCAATACCAAGATGTTGACACGTCTTAGCAGCCATCTCAAGTTCTTTTACTTGCTTTTGTCCATAATTATATGATAAAGCAAACACTCTATTATTGCCATACTTTTTTACAAGTATGTAAGTCATAATTGTAGAATCAAGACCGCCAGAAAGAACAGATACTACGTTTTGATCTGTATCAGGGAGCTTATTTAGAGCTTCGTTCATATTCATTTGTAATTTCTTCCTGTAAATACCACATTGCTTTATGAAGATCTTCTAGACGTCTTGTAGGATCTTTTTTACCTGCTCTTGCAACATACTTGACTACATTACCAAGAGAGAAACTAAGATCCCAAGCACGAATAACCTTAATGACCTCGTAAGGGTTATCCTTACCACCATAATGCTCTGGATGGTTTACCGCTTCTTTTTTACGCCCTAATTCTCTATGTACAGGTTGCTGAACAACCGGCTGGGGAGTTACTTCCTCAGCCTCTGTTTTTTGTTTAGCAGCTTGAACTACTGAACCAGGCCCGTTAAATTTTAGTGCCATATTATTGTCTCAATGTTTTAGTGTTAATCTTATGAGCTGTACTCAAATTAGATGCGTACATCTGAAGAGTAGGGTAATCTGATGCACGTGCTGGGTTAATATCAATACCACCACGGCGAGTATAAAGACATGATACAAACAAATTATCAGGTTCTAACAAGACATGAAGTCTCTTATAAATGCATTCACAAATCTCTTCATGGAAGTGATTCTCTCTACGCATTGAAACAATATATTGTAGAAGTGATTCTGGTGTTACTGTCAGTTTACCCTTGATAGAGATATAAACATCACCCCAGTCAGGTTGATTAGTAACACGGCAGTTAGAACGAAGAACAGCTGAACGCCAATTATGCTGTATACCAGGTTCTGAATTAATAACTTCTAAAATAGCTGGATCTTCGTTATACTGATTGAATTCAATCTTCTCAACATCTACCATATGTTCAAGTGGCATGAATACGTTAGTAATAGGTGCTGCTACTGTTGAACGTTCATCACAAAATGCAACTACCAAGTCACTATCATCTTGTAATCCTAATGCAGCCGCAACATCTTTACGAATAGTTTCTTCTGAGATATTAATAACGTCTTGAACATTATCAGCAAGACGTGCCATATTAAAAGAGTTCATATAAAGCTTTAACGATTTCGACTCAACAATGTTCGGTGAGTCAGAAGGATATACAAGACGTACAACACCACAAACGGGGAAACCATTACTAGTAAGGGTAGAAAATTCATAACAATTCCAAGTATCGAAACCAGTAAAAGGTAAATTAGATTCATCGATATTATAATGAGTACGGTTAAGTACACGAGGAACGCCGACAAGTAGGCTAGGATCAATATTATCGGGAGTAACATAAGGCTTAACAACTGATCCATCTCCAGCCTTTCCTAAGTGTACTGATGCAATATCTTCAATCTTTGACATTTTTCTTTTCCTCATATGCGATTGCAAATTCTAAAAACTTAGCAGCTTTCTTTAAATCTTGAAGCACAGGATCTTTATTACCTGCTCTCCAAACATACTTAAAAGCTTGAAATCTATTATAGTCAGTAAAAGTATCGTTAGTAGTATTCTTACACAATTCTTCAATCACATCAATACATTCATACTTACTATCACCTTTATAGTGACTAGGTCTGATTGCATCTACTACCTTTTTACTTGACATTTATTTTACCTTCTAAAAATTCTAACCATGACTGTAATGAACAATCCTTAAGTGTATTATAAAGATCTTCTTTACTAATGCAAGTATTATCTCTAAGAACACTATGAACTACTTCACCTTCATCTATACCTTCAGTTACTTTATGAATAACTGAACCGATAGTATGATACTTGGCATGACCTTCCCAAGTCTTCTCTTGAGGGTCCTTACCTTTAAGTTCTGGATATAGATGAATAGCAGCAGGATGTCCGTTATAGATGTCGTGTAGTTCTACTATATCTTTAGGAATAATCTTAAGATACCCATGTAGTGTTACAAAACATCTTTGTTTAGTAAAACGAAGACCGTTATGAATAGCATCAAAATTACTAATAGTAACCTTATCAACTGGCACGTTATGTGCCCATTGATCTTCGTTAGTATTATTAGTGATTATCTCAGTAGGCCATACGTTAAAGTGATCACAAATACGTTTGAGTTCACTTCCAGTTTGACTGAAAAGAGCTATCCACGGTCTCAATTACAAAACTTTCTAAACTTCTCAATATTGCTCTTAATAATATCTAGCTGAATATTTGTGACATCTTCAGACATATACTCAATTAATTTTGTAGAAATTTTATCATCAAGACCGGTAGGACGATATTCTACCCCATTTAGTCCGTGAACAATAGGATTAGAAGTATCCACAGAATCAATCCACTTGTAATCTTTATAAGCAATAAACTCTTGAGGAAGACCGCAACCGAGAAGGTGATGAGGCTTGTTAGTATCAATAATACCATCATTGAGAAGATCACTTAGAAGCTTTTGGCGACCTAACATCCAGGCTGCATACTTATTGATAGGTCTAAGATTATCTGTAGATGCAACATAATAAGAATAGTCAAAAGAGATTGCAACCTTATCTACACGTGTTACTATATCTTTATAACATTCAACAATCTCTTTATACGTCTTACCTTGTACTACACCGATAGTCTTAATAGTAGGGCTAGTAATATATTTTGCTTGCCACTTATCCATCTTACGAAGAGTACCAAGAGTATCTTCTAGAATGTCAGGAATAATATACCAAGTAGGTTGAAGTTTTTCAATCCACTTAAAGTATACATCACCGTCAAATGATTCACCTAATTCAAAGATAGAATTATCAAGAATAACTTCACGACCGTTTATTACCGCATCTTTAAACATACGGTAGTAGATCATATTAGATTCAAAAAGATGAACCAGCGCATAATCGTAATCGGTCATACGCTGGACAATTGGAAATATACTTATTGGAGCTTCATGCGCTATTTTCACCAAAACACTCCTTCTTAAATTTTACATTTAGTTTCATAATTGCGTCAATAATTTCTTTACGAACTTCATAGTCTAGAATAACACACTCTGTAATACCAGAGATTTTTTCTTCTAGCCAAAAGTTTTTAGGATACATGGCTTGAAAAGCCATTTCAGCACCTTGACATTTAGTAATGTCATTATGATATGCTGCAGCAAGTACTCTTGCTTTAAATTTAGGATATTCTTCTGTAATACGATCTAATCTCTTTTGAGCATCATTAAAACTTGTATGCCCAAATTTCTGAAACACTTTACCTGTTACTGTATCAGTAAATTCTGCAAAATAAAATTTAGGCATATCACTTAACCTTCATACCATAACCAGAAAAGGCATAATTAGAAGCAAAAACATCCAGACGTTTGCCGGACAACGTCTGGATGTCACGAAGGGCTTTAACCTTCGTTTCTGTCTTTGCATGAGATACTGCAAGAAGCTCTTTAAAAGCTTCACGCTTTTGTTCGGTTGTTTCTGACTTCCAAACTTTTTGTACGTATTTGTCGAGATTAATCATAGGTGATTCTCCATTTCTTCCTATAATTATTATATTAGTATACTATTGTAATAAAATCAACTAGAAAAAAATCCAATGATTTCAATTAGTTACAAGAATACCGACTTGTCTGTAACTTAATATTACTATAGAACTCATTCTTAACTGATGCGTCGTTTAAGAAATCACCCATAAGAACTGATGTCTGTGTCATACTGTTAGAGGCCATGATACCTCTGTTTTCACAGCAACCATGCTTTGCTTCAATATACACACCAACATCATTTGACTTAGTAGCTTTGCTTATTGCTTTAGCAATGTCTCCGCATAGCTCTTCCTGAAGCGTACCGCGTCTCGCACAATGCTGCGCAATACGAATGTACTTACTAAGACCGATAACGTGAGTGTTAGGGATAACACCAATGTAAGCTGTCCCAGTAACAGGCTGATGATGGTGAGAGCACATAGACTTAAGTTCAGCACGAACAACAAGCATACCAGCGTAACGATCAGTACCATGTGAACCATCATTAGGAAACGATGTGACCTCAGGTTCATGATGATATCTTCCTCCCATGATTTCATTAATGTACATCTTTGCAAGACGTC